CGATCGTAACCCATCTCAACGAGGTTGTTGACGTATGGGTTGTTGCTTGGTGTTTCGTTCATGTGTCTACAATACAGGATCAGGGGACGAAATCAAGCGATAGTGGACAGTTCAAGGATTGGAGCGAAGCGGCTGACTAGTTCTTGTTAATTAGTGACACCACAAGTTTGATACACTTAGCAAACAACTTAATGCCACTAGTGTATTCCACCCCATTAGGAAGATAGGGTTCAGTCATAAAAAAATCCCAACCATGTATACACTACATGATCAGGATGAGTTTAGTTAAAATAGTGGACAGTTCAACTAGTGGCACACAAAGTGTTGTTTAGTCGTCGTATTCAGTGTAATCTTTGAACTTGCGTTGCTGTTTCTGTTTATTACGAACACGCTTTGCATTCTTTACATCGTATCCGAAATCTTCGTAGTCGTCAACTCTAATTGGTGATTGTGAGTTTTGTTGGTGTGATGATCTAGACATTATTTTAGGTAGATTGTAACTAAATTGTGAATAACAATCATTATTTAGTTCTTATGCCAAGTATTTGTCAATTAATTCTAGTTCTTTGCTTCTAATTGCTTTATTAACTAGTTTTCCAAGTGATTCTTTACTTTCAATTGCTTTTTCAAGTGATTCAGTGAATAAATCATCTTTAATAACATAATTATAGATCATTTTCGATGATTTGAACATAATTTCAATGTTATTTGGAACAATTCTACCAAGTATTAGTCTATTAATACTAGATGATTCAATTTGTTCTGTGTAATCAATCATTACTAAAAAGTAGTTAAAGTTTAAATCTTAAATTTCTGAAATTCTTAAAAAACTCATTTTTTAAACTTTTTGAGTTTCTTAAGTTTTTCATTTTCTTGTTTTTCTGAAAAAGTCAAGTTTCTCAAATGCCCTCTGTGTGCCCTCTTGACTACTCTAGTAGTATAACACCCCTCGAAGGCATTTAGATGGTCTTGGGGACGCTTTGAGGACTGTCACAAGGCACGTTGACAATCGATAGAGACCGTGCTAAGACTCAAACTCCCTCGCACCTTACCTATGTTTTTTAAACCATTTAGTTTTCCACAGGTTTTTCCACAATTTAGTATAATAGTAGCACACTCACACTTTATTTCTTGAGTGATAGACAGTGGAGTGCTTATGCGGAGTGAGTATGACTTAGAGCATTATATTATCTCCATCTTGGTCCTACTGCCCAACCAACAATTGATTGTCTTGTACCTTTAGTAACAGGTTTAACTCTATGTTGAACACGTGAATCAAAGATGACTAGATAACCTTTTTCTTTTGGTACTTTACAGAAGGTAGTAGGTGGGTATAGTAGTTGTAGTTCACCCCCTTCGTAGTCATCATTTAATAGTAATGAGAAAGAAAGTTTACGATTATATTCTATTGGGTTATGATCTAGTTCATGTAATGCAGGAGTAGGTGGTTGATACATGGGTAGTATATCATCATGATGCCACTTATAGAAACCACCAGTATCGTATGAGAGATATTCTATTTGATCACTATCCCAACCTGTGATATCATATTGAAAGTTATGATGATTCGTTCTCATAACATGATGCCATAACATACCTGCTATCCAATTAGAGGCATGAATTGATTTAGAGTTAGTCTTTCTAACTGTATCATTCACTTTCCAATCTTGATTACTACGTATTTCTGCTGATGACAGTTTATTATCTAAGTCTTGTTCTTGAATTGTTTCAAGAATGTAGTTAAGCATACCATCAGGTAATTGCAACCCTAGGTATATGATTGGGTTGCATTGTTGTTTCATAATGCTGATAGGTCATCAAGGTTAAAGTAATGAATTGCATCATCATCTTGTAATTGATCTAGGTCCATCCATTCATAGAACTCATCAGCAATTGCGAGAGCATCATCAGTTTGACCTTTAGCAAGTAGGAATTTAAATCTACGTAGGCGATTCTTCATAATCATATCAACTTGTTGTGATACTGATTCTTGTTCTCGTTCAAGTTTGTTCATGAGTTGATAGTGATAATGTTAGCAAGGTGATCGTATGAGTGTAGGGACATATCTTCTTCTTGCAATGCAATATCTAGACCTTTAGCAAACTCATTAGGGAACTTAGAGAAATAACGCCAATACTTGTCTGGATCAGTATTATTTGGTTGTGGTTTGAATGTAGTTGGTGAGAGTTGTTGAAACTGTACCAATTCTTTGACGTGATCAGAAATTAAATTCACTTAACAAATACCTCGACGGAGTGTTCTTGAGTCAGTTGTTGTGCTTGTTTGAGTAGGTCACACATATGAACAATATGATCTACATCCTCATCTTGGGGATTGAAGTCATAAGATGTAGACCAATCAGGAATACCATCATTGTCAATGTAAGCACCAAAGAAGTAACCATCAGCACCAATGGCATAAACATGTGGGGAAGCAACAAGGTAGAACAGCGGGGCAGTCATGATCAAGTGTGTTGAATGAGTACAGTATACTATGTATTGAGTTGGATGTCAACCCTTGTAGGATGCGTTGCGGTAGAGATAACCGCCACTCCAATCAGCATGCTCCATCATAGTCTCACGCTCTGATACGATGAGCATATTGAAGCGTACACCTTTGGCAGGTGCTTTGATAGATGCAGGTTTGTATACTTCACCAGTCTTACGATCAACGAAAGCATGAACACTACGTGAACCATTGGCATTCATCATGATCTTGTGATACTTACGTCCAGTATCAACTGTGAAGTTATAACCACAACGTCCATCTTTCAAGTCAGCAATACATGCTTCATGATATGCTTTATCTTCAGCAGATGCCATGAAGAACTCATGACGACGAATTGATTCTTTGATGAAGTTTGAAACTAATGCATCACACAACTCAAAGCAATACTTAGTGATATTCAGTTGAATGCTGTTTTGTGCATCTTTCTGAGCACAGAAGTCAGAAAACTCTTTGTTGAGTGGTGTGGTGGTCATGGTGGTGGTCTCCTTCGTTGTTGAACTCATCATAGCAGGTGCTGTGGGTGCTGTCCCGTCATCGACTGACAGTTTGAGTAGTGGCATAGCACTATAAGCACTGGTTGCTTGTATGTCTATAGTTTTACCTGGTTTCTTATGATTGATTGGTGCAAGGTAGCATTGTTTTTTTGTGTTGTAGAATCCCCAAATTGATACGACAGGATCATTGGTGTAACTAAACCTAGCATGATTCCTAATCCAAATGCCAACGATGTTGGTCTTATGTTCTTTAACATAATATGTGTAACCTTTTGGTGGTTGATGAGGGAAATCAGATGGTAGTGTCAAGTGTGAGTTGTTCAAATTCAAGGTGATCACAGCATGAATCATCATCATGCAAATCAATCATGTCAGTGTCAACATGACTGAACAGTTTGTCAAACAAATCATTCACGAACTGTTTGTTGCTCAATTCTTGTGGAGTCATAGTAATTCATCATTTTGGTGTCACGCACTGCTAGGAAGTTAAGATAACTCCCAACAGCAAAGACAACAATAATACCTGAGAGTCCGTATTGTGTGATCTTACTCATGATCAACCTACTGCCATGGGAGCATACTCGGAGCGTGGCATTTGCTCAAGGTTAAGGTCAGTCACCTCAGCACCGTTAGCAATGCGCTCAGACCACTCGTTACGTGCTGTGAGAGCAGTGACAGTGCTATAGGACTTGAGACCGTTGGAGTTGAAGGTGACACGCTTCTGGAAACGCTTGACAATGGTGCCAGACTCCTCAGCAATGAATGCCTCAGGAAAGAAATCAACGGTGGTGACGAGTGTGGTGAGTTGCATGGTGTGGGTTGCTTGGTATGGATTAATTGTAGCAGTGATCATGCCTTGCGGATCTCACCACCGACCACTACGTCATCTGGCACACGTGAGATGGTGTAGCGAGCGATCTGACCCTCAAACTGACGCCATGCCTCAACAGTCTCACCCACAATGCGATCATGCTGACGATCCATGCCCTTAGCAGTGGTACACTTGCCTTCCTTACGGAAATAGATGATGGGTTGCACTGAATCTTTGGTGTCGATCTCAATCTTGTAGAAGGAGTGCTTGACGATGGTGGTGGTCATGTGGTGTTCCCTCGATTGCTATGAACATAGTATGGCACAAAAAAACCGCCTATGGGGCGGTTGGTAGACAGTTCTTAACGTGGCACAGGTCAGCGTCGTTTGCGCTTCTTGGTTGTATAGTCATGAACAACCACTGTTTGATTGGTGATAGATGTATTCCACCAATACTGTCTCATTTGTTCATAGTCATCAAATCGTTTGTTATTGATAGTGTAGAAATGTCTATCATATGGTTCGTTTGATGTGCATGTGAACCAGTTACTATTTGCTGTTGGTGTCATAACCGAGTTGATCGTCTTGTTCTTTAATACGTCTTGACAATACTTGTTGATGCAAGACACGTAATGCTTCTTCAGTTTCAGGTGTATGTTCCCATTCCCACATGTCACCTTTCTCAGTGATGCGACTCTTAGTGCTCATACTGCTCTCTCCATAAGTTTGTACTGTAGTTTCGTGAGTTTGTATCTACGAATATACTTCTCAGCATGATCATAGCATTCAAACCAACACTTCTTGTTATCTTTACGATCTTCAAGATACCATGGGAACGTGTCCCATGGAAACAATGCTAATTTATGTGATCGAGTGTACTTAATATCCTCAGTCTTTGAAGAAGTTTGACGCGAAGGTTTCTTCGTACCAGAACTTTTCCCAGTCTTCTTCGGTGCCTGGAGTGATGTTAATTTCTCTAGATTGCTGTCTAGAGTTTGCTGCACTGATCGCGATCGTGTCGTCTTTGTTGACTTCCCAGTTGAGCACTGTTCCTTCACTCCATTGGAGTTTGTTGATGATTTCTTCTGGGATTTCGATGTAGAGTTCTTTTGTCTCGTCATCTTGCTTGATTTCAATCGATGTATCCATTTTCTTTCAACCACTCGCCTGTTTTTGGTGTGGGTGGGTACGTGGTCCACATATCGCCTCTAGCGCACGATGCAAGCGCCTCCATGGTCATGCCCTCGGTCTTGCCTGCCCACTGTGCCTCTGCCTCCCATGGCACTGCTGCTGATGGGTATGTGCGCTCTGTCATCTCACGCCAGAACGCTGGCACCTCATCTTCTGGTTTAATAATAGCAACCAGTGAGTTATCAATAGTGCCTGCCATACAATCTTGCGCGGCATGCCATCCTTCGTGGCGCATAACACTCATCAACACACCTGGATTGTGCATGTAATCAATATTAAGGAAGAAGTTATTACCTACAGTGTGGTATACTCCGCGATGACCAGGTGGGAAATACTTACCATCAGCAAGAAATACGTTGACACCCACTCTATGGAGTGATGACATCATATTATTAAACTCTGCTGCGTTTGATGTAAAGATTTCTGGATTAGAATAGTTGCTTGAGACATCAAGCATGGTGTGTACTGATTGCACACCATCAACACATTCACGCAATAGCATACAACCCATGGAGTCATATGTCTTGTATCCTTGTGTAATCTTATCGTTTGCGGATGCATTGGGAACAACACCCAATAAGATGCTGCCGATCACTGCAGTAATTAATGTTTTCATGATTCTAATGCGGTTTTCAATGATTCTTGGAGATATTGTTCTAAGGATGAGTCATTAACACCGTATCTGAATGCTAATGCTTGTGAGTCATGACGTGTCAATGACCACATTGCATCAATTAGATATTTAATTTGGTTGGTGTTAAGCGTTACCTTAGTAACAACACCTTCATCAGAAGTCATCTAGTAGTCCTTCGGGTAGATATTCAATAATTTGTTCGCTAGGAAGATCACCTGCTTCACGTAAAATAGATTCACGTTCGTGCTCAAGTAATTCTGCTGGATCGGTGAATTCGTAGTTATTCATTATGTAGGTTAGTTAGAAAAGATGGGGTAAAGTTCAGTTTTCGCGTGTTGCGTCATGTTGATGTGCTGTTCCCAGAGCACAGCATCTTCCATATTGTAGAAGATCGCTTCTTGACGCGCCTTCGTGCCCTTTTGTTTCTTCTTCATCCAAACGACAGCGTATTTCATTCCAAAAAGGTGGGTGAACAATCATGTTAACATAGTGACGCCCCCAACGTGAGTTTGCTGACTCAGGTAGTGGGATGTCAATGAAGCAAATACTGAGGTAGTATTCACTTATAAAGGTAATGTAACCTTTAGTACCGCGATACTCGACAGGTTGCAGTAACTCAAACGTCATAGATTCTGTCATGAGTATCTGCAAGTTGTTGTCTTAGTTCCAAAACTAAATCTTCCAGCTGTGTGGTCTTCTTAAGCAGATCGTGATTACGATCTTGAAGTTCCTTGACTAAGATTTTTACCTCAGTAGTCAATGCATCGTTTGCTTCTTGATTGTGTGCCATGGTTGTAAGTCACAATTCAACTCTATCTATGGTTTCAATAGTTTCGATTGCTTCATCTGCCTGCTTTTGCATCGAAGTTTGAGTCATATCGATGACAGGTAGATCACCATTACCAAAACCATTACCTTTGTTCATGTCATACTTGAGAGCACGTAAATCTCTCAAACGTCGCTTAAGACGACGAATCTCGGAGTCATCATAGAGATGTTCCTTACTCAGTGCATTCTTAATCCACTTGAGTTCTTTGTTGACTGTCCACATAATTGATGAATTTGTTTACTTGTTTTTGGTCCCCTGACAAATCAAAGTTTGACTTATCAAAGAATCTACAGGCATTAGGACCACGACTGAGAACATAATGTAGAAAGAATTGTGAGTAAGACTCACCTTTGTACTCTGTTCGCCAGTGTGGGGCAATGGTGCCTCTGTAAATCATAGCATCACCTGATGAGAGATGCAACCCCTTAGGACCATTTGGTGTGAGAATCTTAATATCCCATGGTTGATCTCCATTCAGGTGTAGAGTGACGCTCAATTCGCATGGAGCACGGTCAGTGTGTCTATGGAGTTGACTTCCTGACTTGTAAAGTCTACCATATGCATACGTAGGAAGCAACTGTTCTTCCACGTGATCAGTGACACTTTGACAACTGCCACACAACATCTCAAGAGCAGGAAGATAATTGTATACTGATGCTGATTTACGTACTGCTGTGTCACCTTTCCATTTAAAATGAGCAGCAGCACGTACAAACTCATCATGCAACTCAATTGCTTTTGTTGCAGAGATGAAGTTTGGAACTAACAAGTAGTTTTGTTCTATCAGAAGTTTATTCATTCAAGCAGTAGTTGAATGTCACCTTGCATACCCAAGAGCAATGAATGTAATGTTTTTGCTTTGTTGTACTGAGTGCGATGATACTTAATCGTAGTATCTACCTCAGACAGAATTTCTTCATAGACTTGTCGTGGTTCTAATTTGTCATCAGAAAGATAGTCTAAGATGATATCTCCAAGTCGATCTCTACGAGCAGTTTGATACGTATTGTCTGGACCAAGGTAAGGTGTGTTTGAATCAGTCATAGTTTTAGTTTATGAGAGGGGTCTAGAAGCGTCTGTAGCATGCTTCTAGACTATTTTAGGTAGTCTTATGTATTAAGAGTAGAATTCGTGGCATCTACGCTCATCCAAATAAGTAATGATTTCTTGTCTCCATTCCATCAACTCATGGAAACATTGTGATTCATGAGCATTTTCTCGTAGTTGATGATCTGGTTTCAATACACTTTCATAGAAGATGTAGAATGCTTCCTTGCGCTTTTCTTCTTTGTCCATAAGATTGAATGACGGTGACATACTTACTTAGTTTATCAGCAAATGCTGAAATTGTAAAGCTCACACCACAAGTGATGTGGCAGGTTGACCTTCAACAAAGATAGTGTCAACGATGCGTTGTAGTCTCTGGATAGTCTTAGCACCGTAGTTCTTGAACACTGGCACTGTCACGTAACCAGTGGACTTGCGATACATTGCAACATTACCAGCAGCAATCTTACCGTTGGCAATATCAGCAACGTCATCCTTGTTCATGCGGATAACACGACCGATAGTCTGTGCCATCTCAATGATGTCAAGGTTGCGAAGCATGATAGTATGAGTCAAACCATGAACATTGATACCTTCAGACAGAATGCTGTAGTGGAAGATGATGAACTTCTTGTCAGGATCTTTACCGTACTGATCGAAGATGTTAAAGAACTGCTCACGATTGACTTTCTGGTCATTGACATAAGCACCATACTTACTAGTGATGTGCAACACTTCGTAACCACGCTCACGTAAGTCTTCCATGACAGTGGTCTTGAATAACATAGCACCCATGATCTTGCTAGCAGGAGACGCTACAAGGATCTTAGATGATTTGTCCTCTGGCAGAGAATCTACGATGCTTAGAATCATCTTACGATCTGATGTGCATGCCTCAGCACCTTTCTCACGCATAATGTCGATCTCATAAGGAACAACAGTAGGAGGAAGAATGCTGCCACCTTCTACAAGTTCAGGAGCAGGAACATTCTCAAGGACAGGACCATAGATCTCACCATTGTTCATGCCGCGATTGGTGCGTCTTGTGTGCTTAGGAGTAGCAGTAAAGAAGTATGATGCGCGTGAACTTAGACTAGCAGCAGCAACACCAACAAAATGATTACGCTGCACTGCGTTGTGCGCCTCATCAAAGTAGCAGCAATCGATGTCGATACCAGAATCAATGATACGTCCGAGTGAATGATATGTAGTGAAAATGATTACATGCTCACCAACATGATGACACATGCGAGCAAACAGGTTGATACGATCAGACTTAGTAGTGCTGAAGTGTGTAGTCTCACCACTATGCACGTGCAATACGTTAGCATTAGTGATATACTCAAGATATTCTGCGCTCAGTTGAGTAGCAAGCATGATGCGAGGAGCAACCACAACAATAGTTTGCGGTGTCTCACTAGTACAGAAACGCCTCACAGCGTCCATAATGGCAATAAGCGTCTTGCCACCGCCAGTAGGGACGATGACTTGACCCTTGTCAGCACATGCCATAGCATCTAGAGCACGTTGCTGGTGTGGTCGGAGTTGCATCGATGTCCTGCGTTGATGAATATAGTATAGCAGGTTGCCGCGGCCAACGCAAGAGTGTGTGACAGTTTCCTAATTGGGTTTGAAATCGTTAATTCTGATATTAAATGCTACTGATATCCTATCATGATCTGATCGATTAATATCAACGTGGTGGATAATCTTACTACTAAAGAACACACCAGTGTTAGGTACAGGTGGAAATATCATCCCACCCTCAACATTAGGGAAACCACCAAAGTTCTCAGACAATGCTGACACTGCCATAGGATTAAACACTGTAAGATTTCCACAATCTTCACCACCTTGCAAATAAAATACACCACTGAACTGACATCCAGGGTGAGTATGACTCACATTAAATGCACCAGGTGGTTGAATATTTACAAATAGATTACTAAGAGTAGCATAGTATATTGTTGTTGGTTTAAATTCTGCCAGAAACAGCATGAACTTATCAAGAATCATTCGTCCTAACCAGGACATTTCTTCATCTTTGATTGCTGTTAAGTCATGCATCTGCCACCCATGTCTGGATGAATTGCATTTAGTGTCTGGGTTTTGTTCCTTTAACTTATAAAAATAGTCGATCAATACATCGATATGATCACTATCTTCTGGTCCTTTCCAATATGCTATTGGTTCTACGAAGGTTCTGATCTCCATATCTGAAAGTCTCTCGCTTCACGTTTTAGTACAATAATATCTTTTAGTGAACCATCTTTATTAAACACGTAGTCAAGATCAAATTCTTGCTCATTGTGATCAAATAGATTTAGGAGCCACTCTTCCTGTTCATCAGTGATAACATCTAGTGATCTAATAACACTAAGGATCATACTACGATGTCTGTTATTGATGTGATCTTTCTGAGTAAACTTAAAGTCACCCATTTCAGTGATTGCATCAATATTGAGATTACGTTGCATGTCATACTGCTGGGGATGCCATCTAACTCTAGTTGTCAATACAATTTCTTCTCTGTCTGAATAGATATCGTAATCCAGATAGATAAATGATTTCTTTCTTAACTGTTCATTAATTCGAGAATAGTGTGTATCAGCAAGGTATTGAGGATTTAGTGTGGTAGGACTAACTGA